GTCTGGTAATTCCTTCGCCTAATCACAAACGCCCGTATCAGAAATGGTACGGGCATGAGGTTTTATGCAATCTCTCCAAATCAATACCGGTGAAATCCGGCTCGCAATCAATGACGATCCCGAGCGCGTAATTGTGCTGTATCCGAAAGATGCAATTTTTACTGAGAAGTTTTACATATTACTTGGAAACTTCAAAAAAAGTTTTTCGGATTTTAAAAATCGTGCTGAGATAATTGAATCACAAAATGCCGAAGATGAATACGGCGTTCCTTTAAACACAGAAGAACGCTTGGCATTTCAAAAAGAAGTTTGTCAGTATGCCCGCAATGAAATTGATGAATTGATTGGCGCGGGCACGTCGCAAATCGTTTTTGGCAATGCGCTGGACATCGACGCAATTATGCAGTTTTTCACCGGCATTCAACCGTACATGCAAAAGGCGCGCGCTGAAAAGGTTGCGCAGTATTCATCGGCATATCCCAAAAAAGGAAAAAACAAATGATTCTCCCATATCAACCGTCTGAAACTGATGTCAAGAAACTTGAAAACAATTTCAAGTATCACACCCCCAAAGATGGGCAATCTGAACGCTATGAGGCTATCCGAGCAAAGGCAAAAGAACTTGCTGAATTGATGGTAAATGCCTGCCCACCCTCACGTGAATTGTCAGTGGCACTGACCGAACTTGAAACAAGTGTCATGTGGGCAAATGCCGCTATTGCTCGAAATGAATGAACATCCTTGTTGATGCGCCGCCCGAATCAATCACAATAGCCGATACTGAGTACCAACTTAACACAGACTTTCGGGCGTGCCTAAAAATCATCATGGCGTTTGAGGATAACGAACTCACGCCACAGGAAAAGCAACTTGTACTGCTTGGCAATCTCTACTCAGTAGTGCCTAACGATTTGACCGCTGCACTTGACCGCGCCAACTGGTTTTTGAATGGCGGCAAAGAAAATACACCGGATGAAAACGAAGTAACCCCTGTCCGCGTGTACTCGTTTGCAAAAGACGGAAATTTTATTTATGCGGCATTTCGGCAAACTCACGGCATTGACCTGAGTACCGCGCAGCTTCATTGGTGGACGTTCCTGGCACTGTTCATGGACTTGGGACAGGACACCACATTTTGCCAACTGACCGCGCTCCGCAAACGGTTGAAAACTGGCAAGGCAAGCAAGGAAGAAAAAGCCGCTGCGCATGACATGGGCGAGATGATCGATCTGCCCGATGTTGATGAACGGTCATTGGACGAAAAAGAAGCCGAAAACGAATTCTTAAGCAAGGTTCGTGAGCTAAAGGAAAAACGCAATGCAGTATGACGGCTCCATAAATATCAATACAAAAGTTGACACCTCTGGAGTGAAGAAGGGTGCAAAATCAATGACATCCTCTCTGAAGGGTGTTTTGTCATCCGTCATGATGGTTGCCAAGGCAATGGCGGCGGCGTTTATCGGCGGGTCAATTATCAATGGCATTCGGTCATTGATTGGGCAATTCGACCTCATGGGATCTTCCATCGGTGCAAGTGTGAAATCCCTATCCACGGCATTTGATGCACTCAAAAGCGCGTTTGTCAATTTGATTTTGACCGCGCTTGCCCCGCTGATTCCCTACGTCATAACCTTTGTTCAATGGCTTACCCAGTTGTTTACCATTGTGACGCAAATCATCGGCGCATTGTTTGGCGTGAAAGCTGGATTCGGCGGCGTGGCGTCGGCTGCCGGTAGTGCTGGTAAGGCAACCAAAAAAGCCGCAAAAGAGGCACAAGGTGCATTGGCGGCGTTTGACCAAATCAACGTTTTATCTACCCCAAAGGATAATGAAGATGCGGGCGGTGGTGGTGCGGGTGGTGGTATGGCGTTGCCCGCTGTTGATCCTATCTCACCTGAAATGCTTGCCAAGTTGGAAGAATTCAAAGCCAAAGCCGCTGAGTTTTTCCGCCCATTGACCGAAGCCCTCGGGCGTTTGTATGACGCCCTTGTACCGCTTGGGCAGACCATTTGGGAAGGCTTGAAATGGGCATGGGATAACATCCTTGTACCATTGGGTACTTGGGTAGTATCTGACCTACTGCCGGCATTTTTGGATTTGTTGTCATCCGCGCTGGGCGTGTTGAATGAAGTGTTAATTGCGCTGGGTCCGTTGTGGCTTGAATTCTATGAAGGCTTTTTGAAACCAATTGCCGAATGGACAGGCGGGGCAATTATTGAAATTCTCGGCTGGTTGGCTGACAGGCTGAATGACCTTGCCGCGTGGATAAAAGAGAACCCTGAAAAATTCCGTACATTTATTGAAATTGTTTTAGCTTTAGGCGCGGCACTTGCAATCTTTGGAAACCTATCAGCTTTAGCAACAACAATTGCAACTACCCTAACCAGTGTCATTGCCGCTTTTGGTGGAACTGTTGTTATTGCAGTGGGCGCGGTTTTTGCTTGGCTGGCTGTATTCGCTTTATTGATTGGCGTAATCATTTATGTTATTGCCCATTGGGAACAATTATCAACTACCGTGCAACAGCTTAGCTTCATCATTGGCTTTTACATTACCCAAATGGCTGAAACAATCAAAACAAGTTTCTTCACCGCCTTGGATGCTATCAAAGTCAAGTTTGAATCAATCTTCACGGGTATTCAAAACTTTATTCAAGGCGCAATCAATAACATCATTGGTTACATCAACGGCATGATTGCAAACGTGGTCAATGGTATCAACGGCTTGATTGGTAGCTTCAATTCCATCGGCGGGCTTGTACCTGGCTTTCAGGCTAAGCCAGGTGTTTCCACGCCACAGATCCCACGGCTGGCAACCGGCGCGGTGATTCCGCCCAATGCAGAGTTTGCGGCAATCCTCGGAGATCAAAAAAGCGGGCGAAACCTTGAAGCGCCTGAAGGATTGATCCGGCAAATTTTCCGTGAAGAAATGGGCGGCAATGGCGGCAATCAAAATATCAACATCACGTTTGGCGGAACCATGGGCGAGTTGGTGCGCGCTTTGAAACCGCACATTGACCAAGAAAACCAGCGCGTTGGACCCTCGTTCATCCAAAGTGGAGCAAGCAGCCAATGAGCATTGTGATTGACGGCACCACGTTTGATATTCCTGTAGTCGGCATAAAAAGAACCGCCGAATTTCTTGATAAATTTGCCGAACGCACAGAGGACGGCATTTTGCACCGTGAGTTGATCGGCGTGTATTTCAATTACTCGCTGCAATTTGGACGCACAAACGATACTACTGAGTATGCCGCGCTGTGGGAAAAACTCACAGAGCCGGTTGAATTCCATGAGGTTGTTGTGCCGGATATTGATGCCACGCCGTTGACATTTACAGCGTACTTTTCGGGCGTAGGTGATGAAATCCGCAAGGACACCACGGCAAAAACATTCTGGAAAAATTTGAGCGTGAATTTTATTTCCAAGGAACCCACAAGAACACCATGAAAAAGGTTGCATGGATTTATGCAATTATTGTTTTGGCGTTTTTGATTCTGCCAATTCCCATGCCTGGTACAACTGGCGCGTATAACGTTATTTCAAACTTGTATTGGTGTAGTGACCATTATTCATGCTTGCATGAAAAGGCACATCAAATGGATAGAAATCAGGGATGGATTAGCCACTCAGTAGAGTGGAATGACGCCCTGCATTTGTTTATCATTGTGCAGTCTCGAACTGACAAAGCCAATCCGTATGTAATCGCTATTTTTTCAAGTTTTTTAGATTATCACCCAAAGTTTTATTATGTTTTCAATGATCCAAGTGCCGAACTGTATGCGGATATTTACGCCCTATCCAATGGCAACAGAGAAGAAATGCCGGATAGCCTAGAACCGTTTTATTTATGGGATAACACCAATGAATAAAACAACTCCTGCATTTTTATTGCGGTACGGCGATAGCGTTGCCATGAAGGATGGTAGTGCCTTTGCATCTACTTCCACGAATGTTGCATCTGACCTGACTAGTTTAGTCAATGGCGATGGAAACAAACATTTGTTATATGCCACGTATGAGCCTGATAGCTGGCTGCTGGATGGACGGCACAAGTTTATCCCAGCATCTTCAACAAAGATTGGTTTTGTCAGTGACACCATCTCTGATGTAAATGGTGATTTTAGCAGCCCAATTTTACTGACAATCACTTTGGATGCCACATACACTTTTGAACAACTGACGCGTTTTAGTTTTTCGGAAATCTCAGGCGACTATTGCACAGAATTAAAAGTGGAATATAGAAACGCGTCTAACGTTCTAATTGACGATGAAACCTATTTCCCCACCACATACGAATACAGGGCAGAGCTACCAGCAAAACCGATTGCCAATGTCAAATATATCCGCGTGTATTTCTATTCAACAAATCGCCCTTATCGGCACTTGCGTTTATTAGACATTGGCTTTGATGACATTCTATTTCGAGGCAGTGAGATCAAATCTGCAACCATTGTGGAGGAAATCAGCCGGTATTCTACTGAGTTGAAATCCAACACGCTTGAAGTTTCTTTATTCTCACCCACAGGTGAATTTTCAGTAGTCAGTACAACTGGCATGTTTTCAGGTTTGCAAGAAAATCAACCGGCGGATATGTATGAAGAAATCGACGGTGTGACCAACTACATGGGTAGATTTTACCTTGACAAGTTTGATAGCCCAACGCCCAATAAAATGAACCTATCCCTTAAGGATGGGATTTCTTTACTTGATAAATCAAAATATCTTGGCGGCTTTTTCAATTGGATTTTAGGTACAGGCGCGCACATAAATTCAGATGATCTAATTATAGAAATCTTAAATGCCGCAGGCTTGGAATATGAAATAGATGCCGTATTAGAAAACATTCAAATGAATGGGCTTTTACATTTTGGGACTTGCAGACATGCTTTGCAGCAGGTTTTGTTTTCTCTTGGTGCTTATGCTACTTGCTCACGTTCTAACAAAATACTAATTCGCAAAGCGGAATTATCTGAAGATATTGTCACGCCTGACTATGAACTAACCGCCGCCGAAAAGGGGATGTCTCAATCGGTGGACTTGAAACCTTTGGTAACAAGTCTTGAATTGTCGTACGCAGAGTATGTAGAGGCACCAAGTACCTTTATCAGCACTGGAATTTACCTAAACAGAAAACTTATTTTTGACGGTGACATAGCTGTTGGAAATTACATACTTGACTTTAACCCTGATGTTGCTATGACTTATCTGATAGGAGGGGGGACAGCGGTTGTTAGTTACTCAGGAACATCTTTACTTCGTGGCACATATATAGATATTGAGTGTACAACTGCTGGAACGTGGTACCTTGAATTATCTGGACTTGTTTTGAATAAAAAATGGGCGCATACCGTAAGTCTTGCGGGGGTATCCGACAAAAACAAAATGACCATAAAAGATGGTAGTTTTGTTAGTGTTGTAAATTATTCCGCTCTTGCAGATGAAGTATTTGATTACTTGCAAGAGAGATACGTCCAAAACGTGCGACTGTACGCAACCGCAATCAAGCCTGGTGATTCTGTTCTAGTGGACACCTACGATGGAAAGCAAATTCAGGGCATTGTGGAAAAGGTAAAAACCGACCTAGCACGCGGGTTTATTTCGGATGTTGAAATTGTTGGAGTACTGCTATGAG